CTCAAAACTAAACAGGGGTTCATCGCTGCAGGTGCGCGAGCCCCAGAATTTGAAGCCTCCGGAGTTAATCAGGGTGGTGACACCGGCTTCATTGAGCAGGCCCGCATCGGTGGAGCTGGATTGCAAGTCCCAGAAAATGGACTTGTTGATACCGGTGACGCCGTTAACCGCTACGTTGCTGATCGTCTTGTGCCAGCCGGTTTCGGCGTCGATCTTGGCGCGAAGGCCCAGCGCATAGGCAACTGCCGGCGCGTCTACAGTGCTGCTGCTCACCGTGTCCCAGCTCTGGTAATCCGGGTGAATGATCATCAGCTCACGGGCGCCGAAATTTTCGCGGTAGGCCAGGGCGTCGCTAACGGTGTCGCATTCCCATGCCGTGCAGTACGACATGGCGCGCAGCTGCTGCGAAATGGCTGCCAGCGCCGTGGCCACAGGCTGGCTATCGAGGCCAGGCGCGCCCAAGATGCGTGGCTTAACCCCGAGCTGACTCTGTGCTGAAAGCAGAGCCTGGGCGCCCGTGCGCTGGCCGCTCGGCCGCACGGTGCCGATGACGTTGCTGGTGGTCTCCGCACTGTCTTTGCCGTCCTCAACCCGAACGACGACGCAGATGGGGCGCGCTTGCTGGGCGATGGCGTTCAGGCTCTTAGCCAATGTGCCCATCACCCCGGCTTTGCCCAGAGCGGTGTAAACGTTGGTGACCAGGACTGGCGTGTTCAGTGGGAAAAAGGCGGCATCGGCATCGGATCCGGTGGCGATCAAGCCGATGATGGCCGTGGCCACCGTGCGGATGGGGCGCGAGCCTTCGGTGATTTCAATGACGCGCACGCCGTGGTGGTACTGGTCGAGAGACATGATGGGTGTCCTGGTAATGGTTGGCTGGAGGTCTGTTTGACAGTGACAGCCAAGTGTGTCCATTACTCTCGCGCGTGACCAGCGCCCGTGCTTGTGCGGTGGTGTTGCACAAAGAACGCCGGGTCAATCCCCAGGTTTGAAGTTGCAAATGATCAACTCGCCCTTGGGCTCTCGGCCGCGCCCCGACGCTCCTACCGAGTAACGAATGCTCACCCGCTGGATGTGATGCCCTTTGAATGCCTGGCGCATGGCAGGGATGTCGTTCACGCTGACCAAGGTGTTAGCGCACCGTGGGCACTCGCCCTGTCTTTTTTACTCGGTAGTCAAAGCCGCCAACTCAGCCCGAAGCTCTGCGGCTTGGGCTTCGAGGCCGGTTAGCTTTGCAAGATCGGTGTTGTCCAGGGACAAGGTCAGCCCTTGACCTAAGGCTATGGCCACAGCGCGTGCCGGACGCTGGCTGGAAAAGTCAATTTGCTCTAGCTCAACCAAAATCTCAGAGCGTCGATCATGCTCAGCGGCTGGCTTGGACTCAGGTTCAGGTGCCGAAGGAATAGCTTCGAATACCCAAGTATCGTCAACACGACGGGCGCGCTGGCCTTCTGGGACATCAGGTGGCGGTACATCAACGGCACCACCTGGCAAAAGGTAAACACCTTCCTCAAGAGGGCTTTCGTCTGCGGCTGTGGGACATAAAAAATAACCCTCAGAATCGAGTTGAGAAACAATTTTCATAGTGTGATCCTCAATATTTGATACAGGCGAGTAGCGCCATGTTTCTAGGGCGTGTTTCCGTGGCTACACGTGGATCCCCATTCACGCCATCGTTAACGATTGCGGAGGTGGAACGGGCGGAATCCGTGAAAGGCGTTCCCCCATTGCTCCCCGCCCGCACGGCGGCAGTGGCTAGATAGATGTATGTGTGTTGGTGGCCCTGGAATGCATCACCTTGCACACTGCCTAAGGCACGGTTCGCATCAAGACCACGTGAGTCATCCCACCCACGAATGAACTCACCACGGAGATCTGGCAAATTGAACGTTGTGGCGCCATCACCCACGCCAAACCTGGTGCCGATGGCGGCGAAAAGGGTTGCGTATGTTGTCCGTGAGACTCCCGCGCCGTTGGCTTTCAGAAACCCTGTCGGCGCGGTGTCGCTGGCGAAATAGCAAACTTCGCCAGCTTGTTGAGAAGCCGAAACTGCTGCCTGCACGAATTCTGTGGTCGCCAGCTGGGTGGTGTTCGTGGCCGCCGCTGCAGTGGGCGCAGTGGGTGTTCCAGTCAGAGCCGGGGAAGCCAGCGCAGCCTTGGCATTGAGCTGGGTCTGAATGGCACTGGTGACGCCATTTAGGAAGTCCAGCTCAGCTACAGACACCGCGGTGGTTCCACCCAGCTCGATGAGCTTGGCAATGATGGCCGCCGTGGTGCTAGCCAGGCTGGTGAGGTTGGCATGGGTCGCCTGCTTGCCTGCCAATGCCGTGGTCATGGTGGCGACGAAGTTGGCATCGTCGCCCATGGCGGCCGCCAATTCGTCCAGCGTATCCAGTGCACCAGGCGCGCTGTTGATCAGCGTCGCTATGGCTGCCTGCACGAATGCCGTGGTGGCCAGCTGGGTGGTGTTGGTGGCCGCTGCAGCCGTAGGTGCCGCAGGTGTGCCTGTGAAAACTGGCGAGGCCAGCGGCGCGCGGCTTGTGTCGTTGGGGTGTACATGGTCGGCACGGGAAGCTGCAGCAGCAGTGCCTGGCGCAGCAGCACCGTTCATGGCCGGATCTGCATTGGATAGACCTGCTTGGTCGTTTTCCGTATAACCCCAACGTTCCCACTTCGTCGGATCGGTACCGGGTTGCACGTTGGTATTGGCTACTAGCGAGTGCCAACTCTTACCGGCGTCGGACACATAGGCGTCTTGCGGGTATTCAAATGTCGGATCCCATGGTGAAATGCCGCGCAGGCGCAGGTATTTCGTGCGTGATGCAAGCTCTGTCGGCTGCCGGTTGGAGATGCCGGCAGGCAAGGGGCCGCCCAAGACCGGGTCGTCTTCTTCGAGTTGGTAGATGCCAGGCCAGTCGTCAGATTCGGTTAGTAGAGCCATTACGCACTTCCATGGTTAAAGGCGCCGTCGTAGCGGGTGACGCCGTTGTAGCTGTTTGCAACTTCTGCATAGCGCAGCCCGACCAAGTGGCAGCGCGCGGGCGCTACGGTAGGCAGAAGGGCGCGCAGGCGTGTCGCCTGATCGTTGGTGATGGGGCGCTGAAACACGACCCTGTAAGTCGCCCACGCCTCACCGAGCGGGCTATGCGGGTAGTCACCGTTGTAGGTTGCATGGCCGTTGTAGTTGAGGCCGCCAATGCGCTCGATGATGCTGACCTCACCGAACCCAAGGGCGCGGATCAGTGCGCGCACGGCCCAAGGTGTGCCCTTGCGCCGGTGGATGGTGATGCTCTCCAGAATCATGGTGCGGCGAGCGTCGTCGCTGCGGGCATCGCTCCAGCCGTTCACATTCAAGGTCCACGAAAGCCACGGCAGTGCAGTTTCAATGCAATCCTTGGCGCTCCAGAGGTGGCGCAGTGCGTCGGTGCTGACGCCCATTGCGGACACAGCGACCAGCGCGGCCTCCATCGGGCTGCGGTTGGGAGGCAGCAGGTGGGCGTCAGTCACTGATGATTACCTCGCTGATCGTGACGTCCGTCACCCGCACCCATTGCGTTTTTTCGCACAGCAGATCTACCGCCGGCATATCCAGCACCACGCGCGAAATGCCAGGCTGGTGCAGGGCTGCATCAATGCCAGAGCGAGGCAACCCAACACCCAACCGGCGGGCTTTGGTTTGCAGCTTGGTCAAGGCAATGCGCGCTTGGGCTGCTGCCACTTCCTGCGCCGGGCCGTTTTGGCGGTACAAGGTGGCGACGATGGTGGTCTCCAATGCCTCGGCCGCTTGCACCGTGACGGAATCACACAGCGGGCGCACGGTCTCTTCGCTCAGCGCGGCGCGCACGCTGACCAATAGCGCTTCGTCGGGCACGCCGCTATCGTTGTCGGTAATGATGCTGACGCGCACGGTGCCTGGCAAAGGGCTGTCCGGGTAGGCATCGGCCACATGCACGTTGGCGCTCATGGCGTGGTAGCGGTAGCTGGCCCGCGAGCCTGCGGTGCTGATGCCATCGAGTGCGGTCTGCGCCCGGTCGCGCAGCCGCTCATCGTCTTCCATGACGCGCTCAACGGGCGGGTTAGCGGCTGGATCG